CTGTATTAAGTACCAATCTGATATACAATTAAAAGAGATTCACGGCGGTGGCTTTGAAAACGAAATGGAGCGAAGGCTCAATGAAATTAAAAAGTTTCTACAAAAAGAATACAAGGCGATAACAGGCAACTCTGTTACGCTATCCAAAGACGGAGATATGCAAATTTTAGCGACTTCTGTGTCTCGTGTAAGGTCCTTTGTTCAAGCATATTGTCACTATAAGATTTCCGGCATAGACGCCCTCCCAGTTGGTTCTGAAGGAAGAACTGTTGATGATGCTGTTCGTAAGTTCCTAGAGCTTAACAATAACAACAAGAGACCCAGCAACGACACAAGAAAAAAAGGAGGGAACTAAGATGAAATTAACAGGAAAATTACTGAAAGAAATGATTCAGGCAGAAATGTACAATTTGGAAAAGGAAGATATGCAAAGGTCTTACGGAATGATACAGACTTCAGATGGTATGGTACAAGAAGTCCCAATGGAAGAGTTTGAGCGTCTTAAAGCATCACCAGACTATGTTGATGTAACAAATAAATTACCAGAGGCAGGGAACATGCTAATACACGTCTCCAATATACCTATTCCTCGTGGCTCCGCTGGTGACATTGTTAACGAATAAATTCGGTGATTAGATGGCTTTTAGGCTAACAAAGAAGCAAATTGTAAAAGAGATATTAAAGTGTGGAAAAGACGCCCCATACTTTATTAATAATTATTGTAGAATAAGTCACCCCATGAAGGGCTTAATACAATTTAAAACATATCCCTATCAAGATGACCTTCTGAACGATTATAACGACTTTCGCTTCAACGTTATACTGAAGGCAAGACAGTTGGGGATCTCAACGATTACAGCCGCTTATTGCGTTTGGTTCATGCTTTTCCACAAAGAAAAGAATATTGTTGTTCTTGCGACCAAGTTTAGCACAGCAGCAAACTTAGTTAAGAAAGTAAAAAGCATGATGAAGAATCTGCCGGATTGGTTGAAGCTGGCAACAATTGATGTAGATAACAGAACCTCATTCGAGTTGTCTAATGGCTCTATAATTAAAGCAGTCCCTACGTCAGAGGATGCCGGTCGTTCTGAAGCCCTATCTTTGTTGGTTGTAGACGAGGCAGCACACATTGAAAAAATGAATGAAATATGGACTGCGGTTTATTCTACACTAGCAACTGGTGGTCGGTGTATCGCCCTATCTACCCCGAAAGGTACTGGTAATTGGTTTCATAAAACTTATACTAACTCTGTTGACGGCGAAAATGAATTTAATCCAATTGAATTAATGTGGGATGTTCACCCTGAAAGAGATCAGGCATGGTTTGAAAAAGAAACCAAGAACATGTCTAAAAGGCAAATAGCACAGGAATTACTCTGCAACTTCAATACATCAGGAGATACAGTAGTTCATCCAGATGATTTAACTTGGGTTCACAAAAATATTAAAGATCCAATATACAGAACAGGATACGATAGAAATTTTTGGATTTGGGATAAATTCGATAGCAACAATCAATATTTACTAACTGCTGATGTTGCGAGGGGTGACGGTGCCGATAATTCAGTATTTCATATACTCAAACTGAATACAATGGAAGTGGTGGCTGAGTATCAAGGTAAACCAAGCTTAGACATGTATTCTAAGATTCTATTTGATGCTGGTATGGAATACGGTGGTTGCTTAATGGTTGTGGAGAACAATGGTATTGGAATATCAATTTTAGAAAAGCTTGTTGATCTTGGTTATCCAAATTTGTATTATTCCATGAAAGCAACCCACGAATATGTTGAGGCCCATCAGGGCGAGACAATGGATAGAGCAATACCAGGCTTTACAACTTCTACAAAGACCAGACCACTAGTGGTTGCTAAATTAGAGGAATTTATTAGAAACAAGATGCTAACAACATATTCATCAAGATTATATCATGAATTTAAAACTTTTATATGGAACAACGGAAAACCACAAGCAATGCGCTCTTACAACGACGACCTGATCATGGCTATAGCAATTGGTTGTTGGGTCAAGGATACCGCGTTACAAGTTAACAAGCGCGAGGTTGAATACAAAAAGGCAATGATTAGTTCTATGTATAAGAGCGATAGTGTTTTAAACACCACAATCAAAGGCATGCAGGGATACAGTGAGAGCGTAAAAGAAAAACAACAAGACTTCAAAGAACAACTAACAAACTACTCTTGGATTTACAAAGGATAAAAAAATGGCTTATAATAATAAAAAAAGAAAAGGCAATAATCCGTACAACGAAACATCAGGTCTTTTTAGATCTCTGACTAAATTGTTTTCTGGGCCTATTGTTAATAGAAGAACACAGACTGGTCGGCAATTAAGAAGACGGCACTTAGATGTCTTCTCGTCACGTTTCAAGTCTGCCTCCGGCAAGCAGTTTAAAAAAAGCGAATACAATGCGATGAACTCTATAACAGTCAGTATGATTTCAAACCGCAACCGTTCAGAAAGATATATTGACTTTGACGAAATGGAATACGAACCAATTATAGCTTCTAGTATTGATATCTATGCAGACGAAATAACAACGCACTCTTCTATGCAGTCAATGCTACAAATAAAGTGCCCTAACGAAGAAATCAAAGCTGTTCTGCATTCTTTGTATTATAACGTCTTAAACATTGAGCACAACCTGTTTGGCTGGGCTCGTACCATGTGTAAGTACGGAGATTTGTTTCTTTACTTAGATTTAGATGACGACTTAGGAGTTAAGGCGTGTATTGGCGTCCCACAGCAGGAAATTGAAAGATTAGAGGGTGAAGACGAATCAAATCCAAATTATGTTCAGTTTCAATGGAATACAGCGGGACTAACACTAGAAAACTGGCAGGTCGCGCACTTTAGGGTTTTGGGTAACGATAAACATTATCCATACGGTACCTCCGTGCTAGAGCCGGCAAGACGCATATGGAGACAGCTAACATTGCTTGAAGATGCCATGATGGCGTACAGAATTGTTCGCTCACCAGAACGCCGTGTATTCTATATTGACGTGGGTGCGATACCGCCACAGGACGTTGAACAATACATGCAAAAGGTTATGACGCAGATGAAACGTCATCAGGTAGTTGATCCAAAGACTGGTCGTGTTGACCTTCGTTACAACCCACTATCAATTGAAGAAGACTACTTTGTACCGGTTAGAGGCGGCGCCTCCAATACCAAGATAGACAACCTTGCCGGCGGACAGTTTACTGGGCAGATTGAGGATGTTAAATACTTACGTGAAAAATTGTTTGCTGCTATTAAGATTCCGCAATCGTACTTGGTTATGGGTGAAGGTGCGCAAGAGGACAAGACAACACTAGCACAAAAAGATATTAGATTTGCTAGAACAATTCAAAGACTTCAACGTTCTATCGTATCTGAACTGGAAAAGATAGGAATTATTCATCTCTTTACTTTAGGTTATCGTGGAGACGATTTACTCTCGTTCAAGCTAGGTCTCAACAATCCATCAAAGATTGCAGAGCTACAAGAGCTAGAGCACTGGAAGGTTAAATTTGAAGCAGCAGGCGCAGCAACAGAGAATTATTTCTCCAAGAGATGGGTAGCGGAAAACATGCTTGGCATATCAGAAGAAGAATTTCTCAGGATGCAGCGAGAAATGTTTTTTGATAGAAAGTTTATGGCCTCACTTGAAGCAGCAGGTGGTGCTGGTGCCGCTGGTGATGCCGGTGACGCTGGTGGGCTTGGCGATCTTGGCTTAGGAGATGAGGGCGGAGATGATGCCGCTGATACTGAGGTTGCTGCCACAGGCGATGAGCCAGAAACTCCAGCAGCAGGAGGGGATGAAGATGTTCTCTTAGCAGCACCCGGAAAGAGAGACGACATGTGGGTCAAAGCATCCGCAGAGAAATATACCAGGCAAGCAAACAAGGATAAGACCGGTAAGCCGCGAGGACCCTACAATGTAAAAAAGAAAGATGGTAAGGGCGGTGGTCGACAAAGACAAATGAAAAGTATGGCAACCGGTGAATACGGCAACACCTTTCGGTCCAAATGGAAAGGATACTCGGACGGACTCAACCAAGCTCACAAATATGACTCAAATTTAAGACAAATGGGCAAAGGTGTGATGGAATCTCACGTTATTGAAGAAGGCAAACTATTTAATACAAGAGATGAAATCTCAGTATTATTAGAAGGATTAAAAGTTAACAACAAGAGGAATCAAGATGAAGATGAAACACAATAAGAAAAGAAATACCGCTTTTCTTTACGAGTGTCTTGTAAAAGAGCTCACGAAATCAGTTGTAAGACAACAACATCAAAGAAAAAATCAAATCATATCAATTATAAAAGAATTTTTTCATAAGGGGTCTGTGCTCAAGCAAGATTTGGATGTTTACCGATCAATTATGGATTCTAAAAAAGTTTCAAAAGAGTTTGCACAGAGATTTCTAGTTGAGACTCGAAAAGACTTTCACGATTTAGACCGAAAAGATATCTTCAATCAACAAACAAATCTTATAAAAACAATGAACGAGACGTTGTCGCCATCGGCATTTGCAAATTTTATTTCAAACTATAAAAATATTGCTTCAATCGGCACGTTCTTTGATTCTAAGTTGAAAGCAAAATCTAGATTAATAATTGAAGCAAGACTGATGCAGATTTTAACAAAAGAAAAACTTATCAAAGAAGAGATGAAGCACATTGATAATTTAACATACAAAACTTTTGTTAATAAATTTAATAAAACATATGAAAAAACTTTGAGAAAAGAGCAAAAGGATTTGCTTACGAATTATATTGTATCATTTTCAGATAACGGACTAGGCCTTAAATCGTTCTTAAACGAGGAAATTTCAAGACTTAGAAAAGAGATAGGGGTTGTTACGGAAAACCAAAAAAACTCCAAAAATGATACTATTTTGCCTAAATTAGAGCGTGTTTTAGTTAAATTAAGCGAGTTTTCAAATATGCCGATCACAGAACAGCTAGTTAAAGATGTATTTTACATTCAAGACTTGGTAGAAGAGGTTAAGAAATAATGCCAATAATTAAAATCCAACCCGAAGAAATAATACCTGTTGTAGTTGACAGAACTGTAAAAGTTAAAGTTAACGATGCGCCTCTTCGCGTTAACATAAGCGACCCATCAAGGCAAGTGTACGAGTTTAAAATAAAACTTCGTCGTGCCCTTAATGGCGACTATATGATATTCGATCATAATGACATTGATATTATGATATTGGTCGAAAAAAAGAAAATTGTAGCTTTTGCGAAAGATATGATGTCTGATGTTGTTTACGGTGCCGAAAATAGATTATTTAATTATCTTAGGAAGCAAGGCGTAATTGCATATGACTCTATTCAAGGTGGCAACGTTTATGGATCTATGGAAGGGCTTATGCTTGAAATGAAAGGCGACAAACAGCCAGAGACCGTTGATTATGTTTTATATCAAATTAGCGAGTGGCTAAACACAGAGAAACCCTATTATGAATCAAATGAAGCTCATGACGACATGATGGATGATCATTTGCTCAACCCGGATGATGAATTCTCTACTGAATTAGGAGAGGTACCCCATGAAGAGGAAAAGGGTGGAATTTTACAACGTGGTATGTTTTCTCCGTACTACTACGGAAGGTATACCTATTAGGAGATTTAATGGAATTACTTTACTTTGTTCTTGCCTCTTATGGCTTGACCTTTA